ATAATTTAAATATTACTAAATCTAATTTTCTTATAGCTGATAATACTGATAAATCAATAACTGTTCAATGAACTATCACAGCAGGCGTATCTGGTACTTCTAAATACTGTATCTACGAAGCTGAAACATTTGGTATCGAGTATCAATATAAACAACTAGAAAAAGCAAACGACTGACGAGCAACTGGTGGCTCTACAACTACTTTGGTAGACTCTACTAAAAACTGGAATATAGACCAATGGAAGAACTATAAAATGGATATAATAGCTTGAACAGGATTTGCTTCTGGAATCATAACTGTAACAGGAAACACAGAAACAACTCTTTCATTCACAGCACAATCATTTACTCCTGATACTACTACTCGCTATCGTGTTCACGACTGCTGGGGACTCTGTACTGCTGCAACCGCTTCTGTACTTACTGAAACAACAACTAAGAACTGGCAAGTTAATGGATTTGGTGGTAAACGCTGTAAAATCACAGCAGGAACAGGAACAACAGGTATAGAAGCTATCGTTCAGACGAATACAGCAACAGCTCTCACAGTCAATACAAATGGTCTTACTGCTGGAGATACTTCAACAGTCTACGCAATACATTGAACACAATTAAGAGGTGCAGGTGCAGGTTTAATATGGTTTTGGGGGTCTACTACTGACAAGGGAAGATATATGATGATTTCACGAGGATGAGCAAGCAATACTGCTGACATCCTAGACCTTACAACTGGAAAGATTGCCTACGGACTCTTCTTCTCTCCTCAGCAAGAAACATTCACTACTTGAACGCAATATGCTTACGATTGAGCAGATACACTCTATGTTCAAAAAGACAATACTGGGCGTATATTTGAGTTTGACTTCCAAACTATGACAATGAAATGAGCGATGCAAATATCTGACCTTACAACTAATGCAACAGGTACAGCGGTAGTTGGTAACCGAATGGAAATCATCGACATACAAGGTCTCAAATATTTGGTAATGGCACAGCCTACAGGACAAAAGGTATGGCGTATCTTAATAATCCCTAACTAATATGGACTTAGAAACTATCAAATGACTACTGACTAACAGGATTGCAGCATCCGAAGAGAATATGCGTATTGCTCAACAGATAGGTAATATCCCTGAATATGTACGCCTAGAATGAGAAGTAGAAGAGACTAAACTAACCCTTTCTCAACTATGATAACACACGTTGCTAAAGTTGATGGAGTAAAGATAAATCC